CGACTCTTCAGCCGCGCGCCGGGCATCTTCGCCAGCCCGATAGTTCACTTCCTCAATCGTCAACTGGAGCTTGCGCCACGCGTCGTCGCCGATCTTGGCAGCCAGCGCCAGTTCGTCGGCGGTCGCTGGGCCTTCCATGCGGATCAGCGCAAGCTGAGTCTTGACGTCTTCAAGCGTGCGCTCGTAATCCTGCCATGCCTGCTCGGCCGGGCCGCCAAGGTCGGCGCTCAGTGCATTCGCCATCTCGCGCAGAGTGTCGCGCGCACCGGCGGCGCCGTCGGCCACTTGGCGATTCCAGTCGTCGAATCGCTCGGCCTCTTCGGCCGCTTCCTTGAATGCGTCGGCCGCCTCTTTGGTTGCCTTCGCCTGATCCTTCAGCGTTGGGCCAAGGCGAAGGGACTCAGCAATAGCTGCGGCAGTCTGCTTCTTGAATTCCTCGATGCGCGCCGCTGCATTGGCCGTGTCGTTTTCATACTCGACAAGAAGATCTGACGTGCGCGCAATTTCTGCCTGCAGCTCCCTGACGCGCTCGCTTGCGCTCCTCGCCTCGGACGCAAAGCCCGGATCAAGCCCGCCAGCCTTTCTTGTGTCGGACGCCCTTACTTTCTCTCTTGCGATCGCGAGCTGAAGGTTTGCTCCGGCGGCCTTCAGCGTCTCAATTGCTTCGGCCTTTCTTTGCGCTGCCAGCTGGATTGCCGGCGCTATCGCGGCGCCAGTTGCGGCATTCAACTTGTCGAGCGACTCCTTCAGGTTATCAGTAGCCTCCTTGCTTTTCTGCGTGTCGCTTTCGTAGTTGTAGACGGCGACAGCGAGTGTAGCCGCGCCGGTGACGATTAGCCCGAGCGGCCCGCCGACCAACGCGAGCGCCCCTCTGAATACGCCAGCCGCCGCAGCGGCAGCCGTGAATCCGCCAGCCGTCGAAACCAGCGCCGTTCCGAGCGAGATCAGCGCCCCGGCGACCAGTCGCGTGGCAATGAACACAGCCAGTTCGTCGACGTACTGCGCGGCCTCCTTGATGCCATCGATCCACGCCGACAGCGTGCCGTCTTCGCGTATGCCCTTGGCGAAGTCGATCGCCGCCTGCGATAAGTCGAGCAGCGTCGGCAGTAGTTCCTGCGCCACCGTGTTGCCGAGGCCCATCGCTGCGTCCTGCAACTTCGACAAGTTGTCGTTGAACTGCTCAGCAGCGTCAGTCGTCGCGCCGGAGAAAACGATTCCGAGCGCCTCGGCTTCCTTGCCCATCGCCGCCAGGCCATCGCGGCCGGAGATCAGTAGCGGCAGCAGCTCGGCGCCACTCTTTCCGAACAGTGCCTGCGCTGCCGCAGACCGCTCGGTCGCATTGCCGAGCTTGCTGATCTGCTCTGCGGAGTCTGCAAACAGCTCGGCAGCGGATCGCATGCGCCCGTTGGAATCGGTTGCGCTGATACCGAGTCGCGCCAGGCTTTCGCCGCCCATGTCGGCCTCTTTGGCCAGACGCGCGAGCGCTTTCTCAATGGTCTCAAGCGACGCGCCGGATTGCTCGGCAGCGAACTTGAGCTTGCTGATTTCCTCTGCAGACGCGCCCGTCTTCTTTGCGGCCTTGCCGACAGCATCGGCGGTGTTGATCGCCTTTTGCGTCAGCACCCCGAGCGCGGTAGCGGCCGCAGCAGCACCGGCGCCGATGGCGACGCCGAGCTGCTTTGCGCTGTCCGCCCATGCCTTCCTGACTTCCTCGGCGCGCCTCTTTGCCTCCTTCGACGCCCGATCCATATCGGTGACGAAAGTGCCAGTCAGCGCCTCAAGGACAATGGAAATCTTCATCAGGTTATCCGGTCGATGGAGTCGAGGATTTCGAGATCGTTCTCTGAGTAGCGCCCATCCGTGCGGCGCCAGACGCGGCGGAACAACATGAAGCGCTCAAGGTCGGCGCGCGACTCGCTGTGAGCGTTGTGGTACTGGCACGACAAGTAGGCGAGCCCGTATTCCAGGCGCTCAGTCGGCGCAGGTTCGCGCGCGAGATAGGCGCCGAGCAGGTGAACATCGGATGCCGGCCAACCCAGCACGACAGACGGCGGCTGCCCCATCAAAAAGGACAGCCGCACGACATGCCGCAGCGCCGGATTAGCCGACAGGCTCTCCCGATTCGGTCGCCCGCCTGCCGAACTCTGCGGACGCCTCGCGGGCAATGGAGACCATGCCGGCCACTTTGCTGGCGGGTTCGTCCTGGAGCTTGCCGAGTCCGCTGTAGACGGGCTTGCCGTCTTCGGTGACCAGCGTCATCTGCAGCAGGCGCTGGCCGCGCTCGCCCTCGAACGCGAGATCGAGCGTCATTTCGGACACGCCCTCGCGGACCGTGCTCTTGTAGCCGGCGCTCAACTTGACTTGCTCTCCAGCGGTGAGTTCGCGGAAGTGCAGCGTCTTGGTTTCGCCGCGGTAGGTGAATTGCTTTTCGATCAGGTCCATCATAATTCCTTGGCCGTTGACAGGTGCCAGCCGGCGCACAGCAGCGCACGGCGAACGCGCTGCTTTGCGTGCGCCGACTGGGCTTTTCGGTGGATTGCCGTTGGGTGTCGCTACGAGCCGTTACGCCAGATCGGCGACCGGGTTCTCGCGGCGAATGCGGGTGGTGAGCTGCACGGTCACCGTGGCGCGGACGTACTCGCCGACGGCGTAGTCCTCGCTAAAGTTGGACACGTAGCCCTTCCAGTAGCGGTTTGTCGGACCCGGCGACGCGAGGTGGCCATCGCTGTCGAGCGTGGTCGGCGCCGTGGTGTTGTCGCTCAGCACCAACATGAAGGGCATGATCAGCTCGCTGCCCAAATCCTCGGCGGCCATCAGCGCCTGATGCGCCTCGCTGCGCGGGATCAGGTTCACCGGGATCTGGATCGACGGCAGATCCTGCAGGCCGGCGGCGTACTCGCGGGCCTCTGAGTCGAGGCAGGTCACATCGACCTTGGGCGCCTCGCCGCTGCTCAGTCCGGTCACGCCGGTCGGGCAGGCCACTTTGTGGATGACGACGCCATCCGGATCAGACGACGAAGCTCCCGGCGCGTAGCCGAAGTAGAGCTTGGTGCCCTTGGTTTGCATGATGCCAACAGTCATAACGCGTGTACTCCATGGAGAGCGGCTTTGCCGCGAGGTAAAGGCCGAGCGCTCGGCCACGACGAAAGGCCCGGCTTTCGCCAGGCCCATCGAATCTTGGTTGGTGGGTTAGCTACTCGATGACGAGCTGCTCGCCTGGTCCTGCCGGTGCACGAACATCCGCACATCCAGATCGACCCGATAACTCCCGGTCTCCGGATCGCTGCCCATGTCTCGCGCCGCCTCGATGTCGTGCTCTTCTTCCAGGCATCCGCGCACGGCGCGATAGACAGCCTCGGCGTTCTGCGCGCCGTTGCCGGCATTGCTCGACCAGATCGAGACCTGCACCAGCGTCGTGTCAGCCCGTGCACCGCCCGAGTCGAGCGAGTTGATCGGCAGTATGCTGGCCGCGATGTAGGTCACGTATGGATACGCCACGCCCTGCGGCGCCTTGCCGTGCGGGAAGCAGCGCACCGGGCTGTCGCCGATCAGGTCGGTGACGGCAGGATCGGCGGCGAGGATCGCGAACGGGTTCGGCAGGTCGATCATCGCTGCTTCGCCTTCGCCGCCGCGATCTTGTCCAGCTTCTTCTGCACGCGCTCAAGTCCCTTGGCGGCCTCAGCGACGAACGTCGCAAGCGCCTGGTCCTTTTTTGAGTCGAACGCCGGGCGCATCCACGGCATCGGCCGGCGCGTCTCGGTGCCTGCCTCCAGCATGAACAGCACGTCGTTGGTGCGCAGCGCTACCGACTTGCCAGACTTCTTGCCGCTCTTGTTCTTGCGGTTGAACTGGCGGCCGTCATAGGTCGCGGTCTTCACGGCGACAATGAACGCCTCTCCGTTCTGCCCGTTCAGCGGCTTGACGCGCTTCACGCGCAGCGACTTCTTGGCGAGCCCGGTCGACACCATGCGGCCGTCCTTGTTCACTTCGTCGACGATGCGCTGCACGTTCTCCTGCGCCTGCTTCAGCAGCACCAGCCCGCCTTTGCGCAACGCCGGGCGGATGATTCCGCCGCCCTTGCTCACGACTTCCTGCGGCAGCTGGCGCAGCGCGTCAAGCACGCCAGTCAGCCCGAGCACCCTGACACCATCAGTCGCCATCGCTGACCCCTTCACGGCAGCGCATGCGGTACTCCCTGCGCGCGGTGGCGTCGGTCTCGATCGACAGGATGTCGTAGGTCTTGCTGTCCCAGATCAGTCGCCACGTCGGCAGCAGGCCGGGGAACCATCGGCACTGAATGCGCGCGGTGGTCTCGGCCTGCTTGGCGTCGGCAGCGTTGAACTCGCGCCCTGGGCCGGTCAGCACTTCGGCCGGCACGGAGTCCAGCGGCGTGTCGCTGTCGAGGTACACCGTAGCCCACTCGTGCGAGATCGCGCCCGTGTCCATGTCCTGCGTCTCGGTCTTGCGCTGGAACTCGACGCGGTGACGGTAGCGCTGGGCTTGCATGTCAGACCCCAAGACCCCGCCTGTACGGCATCAGCACCACTTCTGCGTTCTGCCGCATGCGCGCAGCCTTGTCCGGGTCCGGCTGCTCGTAGGCGGCCTGCACCAGTATGCAAACGGCCTTTTCGTAGGACATCGCCGCCGGATCTTCGCTGCTCGGAACATCCTCGCTGCTGCTGTCGGATGGATAGTCGAGCGGCAGCGTCGGCGCCTGGGTGCGGCCGAGGAATCGGAGCGACTCATCTTCCGCCTGGTCAATCAGCCGCTGAATCAGGCCGTCGTCGCCCGAGTGGATGACCCGCAGCCACGCCTTCACATCAGCCAGCAGAACTGTGCTCATCTTCAATCCCTGTCGGCTGCTGGGTAGTCCCAAGTGATCGCGCTGTCTCGCACGAGCACCAGCGTTCCGCGCACGTAGTCGCCCACTTGCACGTCGTATGCGATCTTGAGCACCTTGCCCAGAAACTCGGCAGTGGTCGGGCCTGCGCTGACCAGTCGCCCGCCGGTAGCCGATACCGGCTCCGGCGACGTGCGGCCGAAGGCGACCATGAAAGATGCTTGCTGCCGCGCGTCGCGCATGGCGATCAGCGCCCGATGCGACCGCGAGCGCACGTCGAAGTTGTACGGAATGCTGATCTGCGCCGGAATGTGCGGGCCGATCGACCAGCTGGGCACGGCGCCGTCTCTCAAAACCGCCTGCGCTTCCGAATCTTCAAGGCCCGAGATTCCGGCCGGGCAGCGAATGCCGATGATTTCCGGCCCGTCTGACGAACTGCTGCCGCCCGGCGCAAGACTCGTCGCGATGTAGATGCGGGTTCCGGCGGTCGCGGTCGTCACAAGTAGAACTCCGCGTCGGTGCCGACCCACTCCCGCAGGATGCGGTGGTCTGGGTCATGGGTGCCGCGCAGGTCTGCGCTGTGGCCCATGCCAATACCGCCGCGGCCGGGCAATCCCTTGATTCCGGTCACATGGTTCCCGGCGAACAGGTGGCTGCGCTTGTGGCGCTTCCAGAGCTGCAGGTCGATGAACTTGTCCGCGCGCTTCAGGATGTGGCGCATCTCGTCGATTGCCGGGCCGCTGATCGCGGTCG